AGAAGTTCAGAAAACAACAGGAACGGGAGCAGCAGCGAAACCGTCAGGAAAAGCGGCATCGGCGCTCAAAGTCGTAAAAACCGTTCGTTCTAAAACCAACACAGGAGGCGTTGATGTAAACGATTTCGACACAGCATTTGACGAATTCGCCCAAAAGAAGTAGGATTACATCTTAAATACACCAAAACAAGCTGGTGTGGGTGAAAATTAACCAAAAATTATCTGGAGATAATAGACATGACAGTTACGGCATACGGAGATATTAGCCCACGTACAGCTGCTTACGCAGTTACTGAACTATTGAAGCGAGGATTGCCTTACCTCATTATCGAGAAGTTCGGCCAGACATACGTGATCCCATCAAACAGCACCAAGACCGCCAAATGGCGCCGTTATTTCTTGACTGGTGCGACTGGTTCAGCTGGTTCAGGCACGGGTGATTTCTTCACTCCACTGTCTACCACTCCACTGACTGAGGGTGTAACACCTACAGGTCGCAAATTGGCAAATCAGGACTATACTGTGACGCTTCAACAGTACGGTGACTACGTTACTATTACTGATGTGGTCATGGATACCCATGAAGATCCAGTGTTGCAACAAGCCACTGAAGTCTTGGGTGAGTCAGCTGCGCAGACCATTGAGACCTTGCGTTTCAACGTTCTTAAAGCAGGCACCAACGTATTCTATGCCACAGGTTCAGCCCGTGCATCGGTTGTCGACAAACCCACTCTAGCCATGCAGCGTCAGGTAACTACTGCGTTGAATCGTCAGAATGGTCGTAAGTTGACCCAGGTTGTAAGCTCAACACCAAACTTCAATAAAGAGTCCATCGAGGCTTCTTACATTGGTCTAGTTCACCCTGATCACGAGTCCGATATTCGTGGCATGACTGGATTTATCAATACCAAGGATTACGGTACTGTTACTCCTTTCGAGAGTGAAATCGGTAACGTGGAGCAGGTTCGCTATTTGAACTCAACCGTGTTTGCACCATTCCCTGATGCTGGTGGAGCCAAAGGTGTGATGCGCTCAACCTCTGGTACACTTGCTGATGTATACCCGATCATCTATCTGGCCCGTGATGCCTTTGGTATCGTGCCTTTGAAGGGTAAGGAGTCCATCAAGCCAATGGTTGTTAATCCTAAGCCAGCGCCTGGCGATCCTTTAGCTCAGCGCGGTACTGTTGGTTGGAAAGCCTGGAACGCCACTGTCATCCTTATGGATGCTTGGATGGCTCGTCTTGAGGCTGCAGCAACTGCTTAATCACTAAACTGTGAGAAGCTCCTTTGGGAGCTTCTCAGTTTTAATCAAATTTTAGGAGTATTTAAATGCCTATTGCTACTCAAGCAACAACCAACTCAGATGGTGTAATTCACCGTGTTCAGGAACTAATCACCACAAGCGCCGCTACAGCCACTGCCATTACACTTACTTATGGCTTTGTGCCAAAGCGAGTTTTGATCCACAATGTCACTGATCGTATCTCAGATGAGTGGTTTGAGGGAATGGCAGCCGCATCATCGCTTCATGATGTTGCTGTTGGCACTCGCACTTTAGAGACTACAAATGGAGTTACTGTCAACACTACTTTGCGAACCGTGACACTCACTGCTGTAACCATGGCAGCCAGTAAAACGTTCGCTGTTCTTGTAGAAGGCTAAGGCTGATATGAGCGAAAGACTACTCACGATAAAGACTGCAGAAAACGGGTTCGTGGTTGAGGTGATGGATAAGAAGATCCAAGCTCAGAACGAAAAATCGAAATCGTCATATGAAGACCCTGAGCGTGAGTTTGTCTTGTCAACACCAGAAGAAGTAACCGACTTTGTAAAGAAGGTCATGGCTGGTGTTGAATTGCCAAAGTCCGACGCAGAAGCGTTTGATGAGGCTTTTAAAGAAGCATCCAACCCCAAAGGAGCCAAGAAATTATGAGTGCAGACGACGCAGCATTTTTTGAAGATGATGATGATGGCGATGATTTAGGAACTCTAAACACACCGCCACAAACAAAACCAGCGGCCAAGCGCAACAAGGCGCAGAGGTCAGCTCCAGTAGTCAAGCCAGAGATGGTCAAGATACAGCTTGAGGAAGTAGACAACATGTCGCCAACAGGTCAATTCTTTGGTCTCAATGGAGTGGGATATAACTTACGTCCAGGTGAGCCAGCGATTGTACCAGTAGGCATCTTAAGTATTTTGAACGATGCGGTTATGTCAATTCCTGTCGTAGATGGGAATCAGACAGTTACAGGATATCGTGATCGTCTGCGTTTCCCATATAGGATCTTAGGCTAAATGAATCTCGGTGAACAGCTTGATGAATTACGACGTAACCTATTAAGAGACATAAGTGACTTGGCTCCTGGCGGTGTCGATGATCGACTGTTCACTGACGCTTCACTGCTGTCATACATAAAGGACGCTGAACACAAGTTTGCAAGACGTACCTTTTGCATCATGGACGGCAACAACCCTAAAGCAACACAGATTAAACTGGTGACAGGACAGACTCTGTACCAGATGCACAAGTCCGTGTTCGCGCTGATGTCGGCTCGATACACCGGCAAAACAACAGATTTAGTACGTGCAGGGCGATCCATAGTTGGGTTGCATGTTCCTGCGGAATTTCTCACGTTCGACCCATCATCCAATGTAACACTGCCAAACGGCGAGCCTCAAGTGGTATACACCGATGAGTCAATGATGTTTGGAAATAACAATGGCATGACGCTATCTGTATTTCCAGCACCATCAGCAACTGAGAATAACACGATTATAAACATACGAGTGTTTAGGAAGCCCATGTGTAGCTACACTATGGATGACCTCGACAGAGAGTCAGAACTCCCAGAAGACTATCACCTTGATGTTCTTACATGGGCAGCGGTGAGAGCGTTTAATAACTTTGACGCTGACAAAGGTTCAGCAGCCAAAATCAAGCAGATGAATGATTTGTGGAATCTGGCAATTAAAGAAGGTATCAAAGACTCCAAGCGCCGCATGTTCAGTCCTGTGAAGATGCAGTACGGAACTACCGGAACTGTCTGGGCTAGATAATGTCAGAGCTTACCATAAAGGGCTTTGCTGGTATAAAAAACACGGTTCCGGTAGAGCGTATCCGAGCAGGGTGGGCGCGTCCAGATGTTCCTGATGTAGACCACGGCCCAGCTGATTTGGCTGAAGCGGTTAATGTTGATATAGATGATGGCAATGGGCTGTCTTTGAGATTTGGTACAGAGTTGCAGATTGCAGGCGCGGCCACGTCTTTGTGGTCAAGCGATGACATCGCACTTATGGTTCAATCAGGATCGCTAAAAAGAATTTTTGCTGACATGACAACCACTACCTTGACGACAGGTATTGGAGCTGATGTCAGCTATGTGAGGGTTGACAGGCGGGTGTACCTCAGTGATGGGGTTAGTGTAGGGGTGATAGATGGTGGTCAGTACAGGACGTGGGGGCTTGCGCTGCCACCATCATTGCTTAACCTTACGAGAGTACAAGGAAACCTGCCAGCAGGACGGTATCTGGTCAACATAACATATTTAAGAGATGATGGGCAAGAGTCTGGTACAGGACTATCTACAGCAATTGATGTGGTTGACAATTCAGGCATACAAGTTGTTTGGGATGCTCCGACAGATACCAGCATTTCTGAGGTGGCTATGTATGTCACCACCCAAAACGGAAACACACTTTACAGAGCTGTAACCTCTCCGGTTGGCGACGGTACGGCTACGTTCACTGGTGGAGTGCTCGCGGTTCCATTGAGCACTCAATGGCTAGAACAACCACCTGCAGGGCAGCTCTTGGCTGAGTACAAAGGCATAATCTACGTGGCTGATGGTGAGTACATACACGCATCAACTGCGCTTGGCTACGAATTGTTTGACGCTCGTGACTTCCAGCCGATTGACGGGACAAAAATAACCGTACTTGAGAGGAACGATTCTGGATTAATTGTCGGAACTGAGAAAAGTCTGGTGTTCTTGAAAGGCAACTCGTTTGCAGATTTTGAGTACAGCACAACACTGTCTGCAGGGGCATTGGCTGGATCTAGTATTGTGAGAGATGGGTTCTCTGTGTTCGGGCTTTCTGAACTAGCTGGAGCCGAAGTGGTTCTTGTTACTACGGAAGAGGGTGTTGTGGCAGTACTAGCTGATGGTGGCTACAGAAATCTAACACGAGACCGCTATGAGTTTGATATTGGTACGAAAAGTGCTGCAGTTTTTCGAGATGAGAGTACAATCCATCAATACATTTTATTTCAACAATAACCGTAGGAGTTAGACATGACTGCACGATTTAGCACTGGGTTACGTAACTACGTAGCCGACAAAGGTAGTTACAGAGACGCACTTGCTGGTGGTATGCTTGAGATTTACACAGGCTCGCAACCTACAACCGCAGATGCAGCTCCGACTGGAACGCTTTTGACAACAATCACTGACGCAAGCGGCGCTCACACAAACGAGATATTGGCCCAAGGCACTGTAACGCTGACAGGTGGTGGATCTGGCTCCTTAAACACAATCACGGTTGACGGCATTGACATTCTTGGCGGCGCTGTAGCTTTCGACACGTCTCTGGCTGTAACAGCCGCAGCTGCCGCAGTGGCGATCAATGCCAATCAATCTGAGCCGAGATACACCGCTGCCGTACTCTCTGGTGCCATAATCACCATTACCGCAGCTCGTGGTACAGGTACTGAGGCAAACGGTCTAGTTGTGGCTTCAACAGGCACAACCATCACAACTACTAATGTGAACATGGGAACAACGACAGCAGGTGTTGATTCTGTTAACGGTTTGCGTTTCGGTGTTGCATCTGGGGGCATTCTTAACAAATTGTCATCTCAAACATGGTCAGGTGTTACTGGAGTTACTGGTACTGCTGGGTGGTTCAGATTCACGGGATCAGTGGCTGATTCAGGGCTTCTTGATTCAGCTGGAACTGAGATCAGGCTTGATGGTGCTGTGTCAACATCAGGTCAGCAACTCAACATGAGCAGCACGTCCTTTGTGGCTACAGCTACAGAAACTATTTCAGCGATGCCTATAACCTTACCAGCAGCTTAATTTGAGGTAACTCATGGGTACAGGAGTTGGTAGTGTAACAGTACCCGTTATCACGTTAAGTGCTGCGGGTACAACGACATCAGGGGTAGGTATTGTAACTGCCCCTAGTGTTGGTGTGTCAGGCACAGGCAAAGTGTGGAGACGCGGTGCTGTCAGTGTCGCAGCCCCAACACTGTCAGGATCAGGTGCGCGAGGTCGGGTAGGTGTAGGTGACATCTCAGCGCCGAGACCTGTTGTTTTAGCCGCTGGAGGAAACAGAGTAACTGTACCAGCTCCTACGCTTGTAGGTACTGGCGTCTCCGGTACTGTGAGCATAGGGGATGTTCAAGCACCAAGTGCTGAAGTGTACGGTAGCGCGATCTCAGGAAACTCAGGTACTGGTGACGTTCGCATCAGCGTTCCAAATATAGTAGGATCTTTTGGGTCATACTCAGACATAACAACACCTGTCCCAACAGTGGCCGGGGTGGGTATGTCTGGCAAAACTGGTGTTGGTTCTGTATATGTGCCAGGGCCAGAGATTTCAGTAACCCTTACATCAAGGGCTTCAGGTCTTAGTGTAGGTGATGTGGCTGTACGACCACCCGCCGTATACGGGTCAGGCAGCCAGACAAAGCTCATCGCAGGCAATGTTAGTGTTGGTGCGCCGGCAGTTCAGGGTGCTGGTGTAAGTGGAAATGTAGGCTCAGCTAACATACAAGTCCCTCTGGTTGTTGTAGATGCTGCAGGTAATGTATCTACAGTAGGCACTGCGAGAGTGACAATACCAGCACCTCAAGTTGAGGGTAATGGTGTAACAGGAGTTCTAGCTCCGGTAGTTACTGGTATCTCAGTCAACACCAGAACTGCTGCTAGTTCAGAAAACACAGGTCTGACGATCAATAGCATGACTGAGTATGCTGGGGTTATATTGGCAGCTACATCGACTGGTGTTGTCGCACTGACTTCTGGTGTAACCGATGACGGGACGTTAATTCAAGCGTCGGTGTCAGGTGGTGTGTCTGACTTCAACAGCACAGGTTTGAAGAAGGTTATAGCTGGGTATGTGTCATGTAGATCGTCAGGTGAACTTAGATTGTCACTCATAACAGACGAGAAGACAGAGAGAGTGTATCGACTTCTACCTAGGCAGACAGGCATACACGCAACGAAAGTTAGATTTGGTCTTGGTGTTTCTGGCAGGCATTGGCAGTGGAAATTGTCTAACATGGGCAACTCATTCGATGTGAATGAAATGACAATTGAAGTTGAGACTTTAGAGCGACGGATTTTCTAATGGCCGTCAGAGATCAGCCAACAGTTATTAACGAGGCGATATCCACAGGAGTCGTTCGTATCGAGTTGTTCGGTGATAAAGTTGTAGCCAGAACACACATACACGAAGCACGGAAACTCACCGCACAACTACGCGCTATGTACGGTGTAACTGAGCGCATAGCCAACGGAGAGTCTGGTGGGTTTTACCAGCACACAGTCGAACTCCAAGACGGCACTACTATGATCGCCACAACCAATAACGGTCAAGATAGTGTATCCATAATCAGTGTTGAGAATGCCGAAGATGTGATATCTGAAGTCGAAATAAATCTCGTTGATTACGTTCCGCGTGTCTGGGTTGGTGCGAGAAAGATAAGTGGAGGTGAGGCTGTCAATACTG